TCTTGGGCCTATGGGAAATACAGTGCTGATAGAGTCAGCCAGTCACACGCACGGGATAACCGTGACAAAGGATGGGGTGACTGTAGCTAAGTCTATACAGCTTCTTGACCCAGTGGAAAATCTAGCGGTTCAGATGATGAGAGAGGCAGCGTCTCGTACTGCAGCTAACGCTGGAGATGGAACGACAACAGCTATAGTTCTGACAGAAGCCTTAGTTCGCAAAGGTATAGAGGAGCTTGAAGAGGCAGATAATAAAACCCAAGTACTACGTGATATGGTTTCTTTAACTGAAGGGGTAGTGAATAACCTTAAGAAGCGTTCACGTAAAGTATCAGATAAAAAACTACTGGATGTGGCAACTATATCTGCAAACAACGATACCAATGTAGGGAAGATAATAGCAGATACGTACACATCTATAGGAAAAAACGGGATAGTAACAGTGGAAAAAGCGCAAGGGTCTGAGACCGGGTTTGAAACCACAAACGGGTTGAAGATAGACAGAGGATACTCATCACCTCTGTTTATCAACGACCAGAAAAAGGATGAGTGTATCATGGAGGATGTACATATCCTAGTCTCTGATGCAGAGATAAACAACATACTTGTCATTGAGAGTATATTAAAACCAATAATCAATGAAGGAAAAAAATTACTAATAGTAGCGCCTTGTTCACAACAAGTCATAAACACCCTAGCGGCGAATGTGATGAAGAACAGCTTGAAGCTTTGTGCCATAATTCCACCCTCCTTTGGCTATAAGCAACATGAACTGATGCAAGACATAGCTCTGTCAGTAGGGGCTACTTATTTTTCAGAAAAGACTGGAGACGATATGAGCATTATGAAGTTTGATGACCTAGGTCGTGCAAAGAAAATAATTGTAGGGAAGGACTCTAGTATAATAATCAAAGACGACTCACATATAGACGAGAAGCTAATCGATGAGAGGGTAGCACAACTCTGGGACGCTCATTCCATAGCAGTGAAAAAAGTGGACAAGGAGTTTATTCTCTCACGAGTAGCATCCCTTACAGGAGGTGTTGGTGTTATCTATGTAGGTGGAAACACAGACCTAGAACAAAAAGAACTTTTCGATAGAGTTGACGATGCAGTATGCGCAGTCCGTAGTGCCCTAGAGGAAGGCATACTCCCTGGGGCAGGACTGGCTCTATACCAAGAGGGTCTTTTATTGTCTAACTCTAAATCTGGCTCAAAAAAAATCGCCAAGGCGATTTTGGGGGGGGCGTTGCTAGAGCCTCTTAAACAAATACAAGAGAACGCAGGGATAAAAAACCAAAGAGTGTATAACGAGAAGAACATAGGTCTGGATGTAAAGACGGGCAAAGAGGGTGACTTAGTCGAGATGGGGATAATAGACCCTATGAAGGTAACCAAGCAAGCACTTCAAAACGCAGTGAGTGTAGCTGTGACAATTTTATCTACCAATGCGATTGTAACAATGGCGAGAACATACGAGGCAAAATGAAACTATTTAAAAAGAAAAAAAACAAATCTATAGACACGATAATTAGCCCTACAATCTTAGAAGACAATAAAGAAGATTTTGTTAAAAACATTATTGAGCCTTGTTTAAAAAGTCAACCTGAATGGTGGAAAGCTCTTAGAATAAACATGATGAAAGATGTTGGTCAAGAAGCAAAATTAAATGTAAAAACCTGCCCTGCTTTTATAGAATTATTTAAAAACAGCTATGTAATTAAATCTCCTTGCGATTGGTTATTTGAAGCAAAACCTGGTGAGTATTGGAAATTTCATACTTCAAACGACAATTTAGCTCAATCAGAAGACCATGACTTTAATTTACAAATGAACTCTTTTTCAAACGGAAGTATATATAATTTTAAATTAAAACTTCCAGTATCTATAAAATCAACAAAAGGTTCAGGAAGAATTAATCTAGTTTATATCCAGCCATATTATCATAACTATAAATTTCCTTTAACTGTAATGCCTGGAACACTCCCCCTTATAGAAAGCACACATGTTAATTTAAACATTAACTACGCTTATGAAAATGCAAAGCACATAAAATTTATGTGTAAAAAAGGAGATGTATTAGCATATTTATACTGCACAGAAAAAACATTACCAGATTTAAGTATTAAGCAAAACAATACTTATGGTAATGCAGCATGGTTTATAAATAAATTTAGAGGTTCATATTTAAATAAATTAAATGAAACTAATTAAGTTTACCCTTGTTTGGATAAGTCAAAACTTAGCAATACCTTTTTGGATTGTGGGACACGTACATCTTTCAATACATTCGTTTCATGACGTGGTAGAAATAGCATCATCAATCGGCATGAATATAATTGTGATGATTGGATTTATAATAGATTATAAAAATAGCAAATGAAAAAAATTTTAGATTACATCATACTTTTTTTCTTAATACTTCTTTTCTTTGCAGCAGCATCATGCACGCCAGAAGACGATAGATGTATTACATACAAGGTAGACCAGTATCAGAAAGAAGATATAGTTTGCGTTGATGGAATCTGCGAAGTAACATACATAACTGAAATATTTTGTTCGTATTATGAAACCGATAGGTAAAAATATAATTATAAAAACAATTGAAGAAGAGATTAAAACTTCTTCAGGTCTTCTTCTAAGTTCAGAAGATGCCAACCAACTAAGATACAAAAAAGGTGTGATAATAAAATCAGGTACAGATGTAGCTGTTTTAGATGAAGGCGACTTTATCTTTTACGATAAGCGCTCTGGATATTCTATGATTATAAACGATGAACCGTTCACAATTATTCAGGAGAATGACGTCGTTGTTGTCTTATAGCGTTATTCATTTCAATAATCATCTTCTTGTACACCTTATCTGAAAACTTTACGTTCTTTGCAAAGATTGGGTTGTTGCTCATATCTGTAGGTATTTCCTCCCCGCTAAGCTTCTTATAGATACTGCTAATGACTCTTTGAGTTTTAAACGTAAGGCCATATAGTGTTTTATATTTTTTGGGACTACGACGAAATACTTCAATCCACCCATCGCGCAGTAATTTACTAAACCTATTTTTATCCCATGGCAGAAGTTCATTGAACTCTTGAAACTTTTCTTTTGAAAATATATCTTCACTGTAAAGAAATAAAAGCATATCAAGGTCAGGAGTAGTCAGGCCATACTTTTGTTTTATAAAATACCTAATAACTCTCCAGTATTTTAGGCAATCATTTACTTTTGATTTCATTAGATTAGATTTCTTATCTTTGTAAAAATAAGAATATTATGCCAAGAGGAACAAGACCCAGTAAAAAAAATAATTCCAAGTCAGTAGGAATCCGTAAAATGCATAATTACGACTCAGTGGGATTTCGTAATTCAGCAATTAAAAGAATTAACTCAACACCAGGGGATGTAGAGATTTACAACCCATCAACAGGGATATCTAAAATGGTATATGCGCCAAAGGGTTCAAGAGAAGAAAAAATTCTTGACGCTACTTTAAGAACAAAAAATCCAATGGATAAAAGGTAATGAAGAAAAGTTCTTTAGATAAAAACAAATACAATTACACGTGTCCAAAGGGTAACACGAAAGACTACCCAAATATGTTAATTTATAAAAAAACAAATTATGCCAACAGTAAAAGTTAAAGGTATGAAGAAAACTTTTCCATACAATGCAGTAGGAAAAGCACAAGCCGATTCATTTGCAAAAATGAATAAAGGAAAAATAAAATACAACCCAGGCTACGGTATGGAGAAAAAAACAAAGTCAGGATATTAATGGCTAAAAAAAGAACAGGGCGTAAGAACAAAATTTGTTCAGCAGGTATTGCTTGGGCAAAGAGAACGTTTGATACGTACCCGTCTGCCTATGCAAATATGGCAGCAAGTAAATATTGTAAAGACCCTAACTACGCAAAAAAAAGTAAGAAATGAGTAAAATGAGTAAAAAGCACCGCAAGGGAAAGAAAACCAAATTCGGAATGCTAAGCGTTAAGGCTGGTATGGACAACAACCCAGGAATAACTTATGCAGATAAGATTGCGGGTGCTAAAATGAAAAAGTAATGGGTGAGCTTAAAAAATGGAGAGACCAGAAGTGGGTACGCATTGGCTCAGACGGAAAAATTAAAGGAGCGTGTGGAACTAGTAAGGATAAAAAGAATCCTGATAGATGTCTTCCGCTTGCTAAAGCTAGAAGTCTTTCTAAAAGACAACTAGCAGCAACAGCTCGTAAAAAGAAAAAAGAAGGAAGAAAAGGTAAAACAGTGGTAGCCAATACGTCTGCCGCAAAAGTTAAAAACGCATGAATATACCAGCAGGAACTAAATTTCACGGAGTAGCACCAGGAGTTGATACTTTAAACAAAGGGTCAGCTACAGCTAATGCAAACAGAGACGCATATACTATAGAGCAGTTACAATCAGTTCTATCTCCAGGATGGGCTAGATATATTGATACTCAATATACAGCTGCTGCTCCCTTTGCTTTAAGCGACGGAGTGCAAGTAACCCTACCCAATAATGCAGGAACAACAACTAAAAGTAGGTTGTCTTTAGATTTTTATAACGGAGCAACTAGCAAGCTTGTTGGATTACAAATTAATGAAGTGTGTATTATAAGTATAGAATTCAAAGCACAGACTCCAAATGCAAATCAAACTCACTTAGATTTATATATTACAAATGGAGGTGGTAATCTTCAAAATTTAGAAGTTGCTTTAGGTTTTATAAAAGGAAATGCAACTCCAGAAGTTTTTCACAATATGTTTCAATATTACATTGACCAGGACTTTATTGATAATGGAGCTACTATTCAAATTCAGTCACATGGAGGTTCAGCCACCGTTTGGGATGTAGAATATTTTATACAAAGAACTCAGTATGGCGAATAAAAGTAAAATGGCTTGTAACAAGCCAATGAAATCAGACAGAGCGGGAAAAAAGAAAATGGTTAAGGCGTGCGCTAATGGCCAGGAAAAACTTATTCATTTTGGAGCTACTGGTTATGGTCATAATTATTCTGCCGCAGCACGTAAAAGTTTTAGAGCAAGACATAAGTGTGGGCAAGCAAAATCAAAACTAACAGCACGCTACTGGGCGTGTAAAAATTTGTGGGCAGGTAAAGGCGGCTCAACAAAATCTTCTCCAAAAAATAGACAAGGAAAATATTAGTATCTTTGTATTTATAAAATTTTTATAAAATGAAAAAACAAGGATATAACTCAAGACTAGATGAATCTCTAGGAGCTCGTAACGGAAAAAAATCTCAATCTTACAAAGACAGAAGAGATGAATCTAAAGGTATTATGAAGAGATATGGAAAGCACCCATATTCTGCTGATTCAAATATGAAGTAATGGCTGTAAAAAAAAAGGTTAAAGGTTTTAAAAACGTAGCAAAAAAGATTGCAAAAAAACAAGGGGTAAGCCAAAAAGCTGCTTCTGCTATTTTAGCATCGGCTACAAGAAAAGCTTCAGCAAAAGCTAAAAAGAAAAATCCAAGATTAAAAAAAGTAAAATGAAAAAACTAGGAGCATGGCTAATTAAAACATCACACGCAATAGCAAGGTGGTGGGGTAAACTAACAAAAGGTTTTAAATGTAATTGGAATAAGATTATCTTTGCAGTATCATTTAAGATGAATGATTGTTCAAACGGTGAAAAGATTTGTACTTGTAAGAAATGAAATCAAGAGGACTGGGAGACGACATAGAAAAATTTACTAAATTTACAGGCATAAAAAAAGCTGTAGATATAGTAGCAGAAAAATTAAATAAAGATTGCGGGTGCAGCGAGAGACGAGATGGTCTCAACCGTTTGTTCCCTTATAAAAAATAAATTATGGCATACCAAAAATTACAAGCAGGAAGAGCGTGGTCAGTTAACACATCTGACAATACAGACATTCCTGACATAGGAACTGCAGGGCCAACCGGTACAACTACCTCTGGAAGTGCAACACAACTTATTGACAGCAACGCTACGTTTTTAACTAGCGGTGTAGTGTTAGGAATGATTGTCGTTAATACTACTGACGGTACTCAGACTACTGTAATTGGTATTGAGAATGACACAACTTTAACAGTTGCTAATAATATATTTGCTGTAACAGCAAAGGCTTACGTCATTTATGGCGGAGAGCAAGAAGGAGCGGTGCTATATATTGGTACGGCAGGAGATTTAAAAGTAGAAACGGTAGCCGGTGACGAGGTTACGTTTGTTGGGATAAATACAGGAGCGTTTTTTCCAGTCCATGTAAGAAAAGTTTTTGCAACAGGAACAAGTGCTTCAAACATAATAGCTCTTTGGTAATATGTCTTTAATCATTGCCATAGGTAATTACATTGGAACGAATCAAGGTTCAGTAAACCCACCTTATGGAGGAGAAGATATAATAACACAATTAGGAGTACAAATGGTAAGTGAGACAGGAAGTCAAGATTTAATAACAGAACAAGCACCGTAAAATAAAATAAAATGGCAGTAAAATTTTCACAATTTACAACAGGAGCAACGCTAGCGGACATAGATTATTTCGTTGGGTATAAAGGCACTGACAATATACAAATAGCTAAGTCTCTTTTGTCTGGAACAACATATACGATTGATGTACCAGCAGCAACAACAAATATAAACCTAGCAGGTAGTGATGCGACTAATGATGCAATAACTCTGACACAAGGAGCGAACATGACTTTAACTAGAGTTAGTGCAAACGAGATATCATTTGCAGCCACTGTTCCAGCATCAGACACTTATGATTTAAATGCTACTGCTGATGGAAGTAATGTAGATTTAAACTTAACTTCAGGCTCAGGTACTGATAATTCTGTTGTACAGTTTACTGCAGGTACAGGAATTACTTTAACTAGAACTGGAGCTCAAGAAATAACATTTGCTTCTGCCGCAGGAACTACAGTTGTAAAAGACCAATTCACTGGAAACAACTCAACAACAGCATTTACATTATCAACTACTCCAAGTAGTGCAGACAATATTAACATTTATATAAGCGGTGTATATCAGAACTCACTAGATTCTGGTGGTGTAGCTAATTATAGCGTAGCGGGTACAACATTAACGTTTGTAACTGCGCCACCGACAACCGCAGCAAATGGAATTGAAGTAGTAATAACACAATAACGTTTAGCTCATGGCAACAAACAAAGTAACTACAAACGTAATTGACATGAGTGGTAACACTGGAGCTCTTGTATGGGCTAAGGGAACTACAGCTCAGAGACCAACGGGAGTTGCTGGAGACCTACGTTTAAATACAACAGACAGCAGACTCGAATACAAAGACAACGCAGACTGGAAGAGATTCTCTGAAGGTACATCATCTGGACCTCCTGGAACACAAAACGCTGAAGTTTTTATGGTAGGCGGAGGAGGAGGAGGTGGAGCTCAAAATAACGTAAGTGGTGATTATCCTGGTGGAGGAGGTGGTGGGTATACCACGACTACAGCCACTATAGCATTATATGGAAACGTAACTGTTAATGTAGGAGCTGGTGGAGCAGCCGGAGTTTTAGGTGTTAGCGCAGGTGGGGTTATGGGAGGAACTACAAGTATAATTAACAATGGAACTACGTATTCTATTGGTGGTGGACAAGGTGGTGCTCAGAGTTATAAAGGAGGAGACGGAGGTTCTGGTGGTGGAGAAGGCCAAAGCGGTGGTGGTGGAACTGATGGAAGTGATGGTGGAGGTGCAAGCCAAAGAGGAATTGGACAAGGGACAACAACAAGAGAATTTGCCGACTCTGGTAGAACATTATATTCTGGTGGTGGTGGAGCTGGAAGATGGAGCAGTCCAACACCTGGTGGAGCAGGTGGAGGTGGTGATGGTCAGAGTGACAACTATAACCTAGGTGGGGGTACAGCAGGTACTACTAATTTAGGTGGAGGTGGAGGTGGAAGGTCTACTTTTCCAACGACAACACCCCCTGGAGGTTTACCAGCTTATCCTGGCGGCTCAGGTATTGTGGTGGTAAGGGTCAATAAAAGCGGTATTACAGCAAACATAGGGGGATATTCAAGCACTAATTCAGACGCAACTTATAATTATTATGTTTTTAATAATTCCACAACAATGACAGTAACAATATAACGATGGCACACTACGCATTTTTAAATAACGACGCAACAACAGAAACTCTAAGAGAAGAGCTTTCAGTATTATGGAGTGAGATGAGCACGTTTACTTCTATCGAAGAGCCAACAGAAGAAGATACAGCTGCGATTGAAGCAAAGCAAGCAGAGATAGACGCTAAGTATCAAGAAATAAATAATCAGCTGTGTATAGTAACAAACGTCATAACAGGCGTACTTGAGACGTATGAAAAATCTGCAAGAGATGAAACATTAGAGCAAGAAATAAGAGATTTAGAAGATAGTAGAGTTGACCAGGAGACCGGTCAATCTTTACCAATAGAAGAAGTTGTAGCAATAGATGCGCAGATACAAGCTAAACTAGAAGAGCTTCATGCGCTTCCACCAGAGATAGTTGATAATACAATTTACTGGGAAGGGTATTACGGAAAAGGCGGACTGTGCAAAAGAACTTCTTATAATACAGTGGGTGGTGTTCACCAAAACGGAGGCACACCTTTTAGAAAAAATTATGCAGGTATAGGATATACTTACGACCCTGTAAGAGATGCGTTTTATGCGCCGCAGCCATTTGAGTCTTGGACTCTAAATGAAGATTCCTGTCTATGGGAAGCACCAGTAGTTTATCCAGATGATGGAAATTCGTATATTTGGAATGAAGAAATTATAAATTGGGAATTGGTAGAATCTACAATAGAATAATATGGCAACAACAAAAATTAGAGGACAATTAGTAGATTTAAATGAAGCGACTTCAGAGAGTGGACTAAAAATCCCTACAGGAACAGTAACAGAGAGACCAGCTACAAATGTTACAGGTATGGTTAGAAACAGTACGTATGAGAGTTCTCAAGGTTCTGCTTCTTCAATCGAGTATTATAATGGAGCTGAATGGATAGCGATAAACAATACTGCAGTACCTCCTGTACAAGTTGACTTTTTGGTAGTCGCTGGAGGTGGTGGTGGAGGAACAGCTTTAGGTGACGGTGCTGGAGGTATTGGTGGAGGTGGAGCAGGTGCGGGAGGATTGAGAACGTCTTATGGCTCTACATCTGGAGGTGGTTCATCAGCTGAATCATCATTAGCTTTAACTACTTTAACTACTTATACAATAACAGTGGGAAGTGGTGGAACAGGAAATACTAAGGGTTCAGATTCTAATTTTTCTACTATTACTTCTGAAGGAGGTGGTGATGGAGGTGATAGATTTGGTTCTGCTGGGGATGGTGGTTCTGGAGGAGCTCAAGCAACTGATGCTAGTGGTACACCTGGTCAGGGTACTGCTAATCAAGGATTTAATGGAGGTCCAACAGGGGGTTCTGGAACTGGTAGGTCTTCAGCTGGTGGTGGTGGAGCAGCTGCAGCTGGTGGAGCAATAAATTCTACAACTGGTGGTGGTGGTGGAGCAGGTTTAGCCGTTTCAATTACTGGCTCATCGGTAACGTATGCTGGTGGAGGTGGAGGTGCTGGTGGTGGTACATCTTCACAAACTGGTGGAGCAGGAGGCGCTGGTGGTGGTGGAAATGGAGGAAATGTTAATGCTGGAAATGGAGGAAACGGTACTGTAAACACCGGAAGTGGTGGTGGAGGAGCTGGTGGTGGAACATCTACTGGTGGTACAGGGACAGGTGGGTCAGGTATTGTAATATTAAGACTATTAACAGTAGATTATTCAGGAAATACATCAGGAAGTCCAACAGTTACCACAGATGGTTCAGACACAATATTAACGTACACAGGAAGCGGAACATATACAGCATAAATTATGGCAACGACAAAAATTACAAACCCGGAATTATTTGACTTAGGAAGTTTAAACACTGCTTTGAAGTTACCTTCAGGTACTACTGCGCAGAGACCAACAAGTCCAAGTACAGGTGAGTGGAGATATAACACGACTAATAACGTGGTTGAGTTTTATGATGGAACACAATGGAGGGTATTACAATCAGAAGAAATACCGCCAATACCTAGTGAGCATTTTAGTGCGGTTTTATACACAGGTAATAATAGCACAAATGCTATAACTGGCGTTGGTTTCAAGCCTGATTTAGTGTGGATTAAAAATAGAAATACCGCAGGTACATGGCATCAATTGTTTGATAGTACCCGAGGGCAAAATGCTTTAGCTTCAAATACTAATGGGGAGCAAGTAGCAGAGGCAACAAATGGTGTTAGGAGTTTTGATGCTGATGGGTTTACAGTAGCAGGAACAGGTGGTTATACTAACGCATCAGGAGATGATTACGTAGCATGGTGTTGGAAAGCGGGAGGAGGAACTACAAGCAGCAATACTGATGGAACAATCACAAGTACAGTACAAGCAAATACAAAAGCTGGATTCAGTGTTGTAACTTATAATGGTTCGGGTAATGCAGACACTGTAGGGCACGGATTAGGAGCTGCCCCTAAAGTAGTTATAATAAAAAGAACAAATGGAGGAGCTGGATTTAATTGGATAAATGGAGGAGCTGGATTAAGTTGGACAGGTAATCAAACTCTTAGTTTTGATAATAATGGGTCAATAGACACATGGAATTATTTTAATGCAACTGCACCGACTTCTACTGTATTTTATTTAGGTACTGGTGCAAACACAGGTAGTAGTAATGATAATGCAGGTACGTATATAGCATATTGTTTTGCAGAAAAGTCAGGCTATTCAAAGTTTGACACATACACAGGTAACGGCTCAACAAATGGGCCAATTGTAAATACAGGATTTGAACCAGCTTTTTTAATTGTTAAAAGAACAGATAGTTCAGCAAACTGGAGGTTGCTTGATAACAAAAGAAGCCCCTCTAATCCAAGACAAAAAACTTTATTCCCGAATTTAGATAATGCAGAGTCTAATGTAAGTGGTGATGCAGTTAATTTTTTATCTAATGGTTTTCAAATAATAAACAATGATACATCTTGGAATGCTTCAGGAGGTACATATATCTATATGGCATTTGCTGCAGACCCGAGTGCTGCTCCAGTTTTAGCGGATAGTTTTGCAAATAAATTGTGGACTGGTAATGATGGCACAAATGCAATATCAGGGTTAGGGTTTCAACCTTCTTTTGTTTGGATAAAAAGAAGAGTAAGTGGTAGTGAATCTCACGCTTTATATGATATGCTTAGGGGTGTCAATGAACAACTTTCAAGTGATTCCACTGCAGCTCAAATATTAAATACAGCTCCAAACGAAGGGTTTAGTTCTTTTGACACTGATGGGTTTACACTTGGAAATAATGGAGGTACAAATAGAGCTCCTAACACCTATGTCGGATGGAGCTGGAAAGCAAGTCCAGTGCCAACTTCAAACACAGATGGAACAATACAATCTTTAGTTAGCGCCAATCAAGCAGCTGGATTTAGTATTTCTAAATGGACTGGTAATGGTTCAGCAGCAACAATAGGACACGGTTTAAGTGCTACTCCTGAAATGATAATTACAAAAAGATTAACTGGCATAAGTCCTTGGTACACATATAATGCTTACCTAAACGGAGGTGCAAATCCTGCTTATTATTTTGTTAATTTAAATACAAGTGATGCTGAAACAAATAATGGTTCATCAGGTGGTAGTATATTTAATTCAACACCTCCAACATCAACAATATTTAATATTGGAACAAGTTTATCAGGAAGTGTAGATGATTATATAGCTTATTGTTTCCATTCAGTAAGTGGATATAGCAAGTTTGGAAGTTATGTGGGTAATGCTACTAGTAATAGGGCAATAACTGGATTAGGATTCCAGCCTAATTTTGTTATGCTAAAAAATATTGCTTCTACTACTTTTTGGTCAATATTTGATTCATCAAGAGGTGGTTCTTTAGCTTTATTTGCTAATTCAAGCCAAGCAGAAGCAAACGAAACAGGTGTTTTTGTTTCTTTTGATTCTGACGGGTTTACTGTAAACCAAGAACCAACTGCAAACGGAAGTGGTAATACCATAATCTACATGGCCTTTAAAGAAAACCCAACACCATAATAAAAAAAATAGTATTTTTGTAAAATAATTATGGCACACTTTGCAGAACTTGATGAGAATAACGTAGTAAAACAAGTTATTGTTGTACACAACAACGAGCTTCTTGATGACGAGGGTCAAGAGAATGAAGCTAAAGGAGTAGAGTTTTGTTCTTCGCTCTTTGGTCACACCAACTGGGTGCAAACATCTTATAACGATTCTGTAAGAAAACAGTTTGCAGGAGTTGGGTTTACTTATGATGATGTAAATGATATCTTTGTTGCGCCTCAACCTTACCCAAGTTGGTCTTTAGACGATAACAGTGATTGGCAACCCCCAACGCCAATGCCAGAGGATGACAATATGTATTCCTGGAATGAGGATACTCAAAGTTGGGATTTAGTTGAACCAGTAACAGATGAAACCGAATAAGATGAATTTAGACTTCGAACCTACAGTGTTAGGTATTACAGTTTTAGTAATAAGTATAGCTGAAATTAACGAGGCTTTACAAAGCCTACTTTTACTAGCAACTATAGTATATACGATTATCAAGATATATCAACTCTTACAAAAAAAGTGAAACATTTTAATTATGAAGAATTTGACTCGCCTGATTTTCCTGACAGTGGGAATAATATGGATGAGCATTTTCTCCGCCTGCTCGACAATGCACGTACAATTGCAGGGACACCATTCAAAATTAATTCCGGCTTCAGAACTCCAAAACATAATGCAAAAGTGGGAGGGAAAGAGGACTCGTCGCATCTTAGAGGATTCGCTGCCGATATACATGTATCATCCTCTGCGAACAGATATGCAATATTATCAGCGCTACTTGAGGTTGGATTCAATCGCATTGGAATAGCAAAAACATTTATACATGTAGATGCTGACCCAATTAAAACACAAAACGTAATTTGGACTTATGCTTAAACTATTAAAAAAATTATTAGGATTTAGTGACTCAGGTGTAGATGGTCTAGGCTTAGAAATAAGAGAGCTTATTAAAGGTAAAGAGATAGACCCACAAAAACTTATTGAAATGCAAACTGCCATTAATAAAATGGAGGCGCAACACAGGACAATCTTTGTGGCTGGCTGGAGACCTTTCATAGGATGGATATGTGGTATAGCTCTTGCATATAACTTTATCATAAGAGACCTGCTTGTTTGGTATGTAGGCGCTGATACAGCTCCTCCTGCACTGCAGATGGAACACTTAATAACTGTTCTTGTAGGTATGCTAGGACTGGGTGGTATGAGAACGTTTGAAAAATTAAATAATAAATCTAATTAAATGGCTAAGACAATGTCTGTGCTTCGCTATGAGAAACCAAAAACTCGTAGGCCAGGTGTGCACGCTAAAACTAAAACATCTAAACTAAAATCTTCTAAGTATTACCAAAAAAAATATAGAGGTCAAGGCAGGTAAATTATTTATATCTTTGTATTAATTAAATTTAATCTAATGGATATTCGTAAAATCTCTATAGGACCTAACTATAAATCGGATGCTATGCACTATATTGTAGGGCAAGATGTGTTAGGAGGAAAGTATTACATTCATTTAATACAATATGTAGAGCGAAGTGACAGTGTAAAAATTTGGATAAAAAGAGAAGGAGAAATACTTCTTTGGAAAGAGTTCAACTCTAATATGCCAGTATCAATTGAATATAATATAAACTTTTAATGAGGTCACCTTTTTATTTTATCGTTAAACCATTTGATGATAAAAGATATACCAACACAAAAAATATTGATGGTATTGATTTTATTACAAGCACCTCTGAAGAAAACCATAAAGCTTCTAATAGACAAGGAGTGGTTGTAGCTACTCCACTTGGATATGATGGAGAAATAGAGGTAGGGGATTTGCTTTTAGTACACCATAATGTTTTTAAGTTTTATAATGATATGAAAGGTAGGCAGAAAAGCGGTAAAAGTTTTTTTAAAGACAATTTGTTTTTTATAGAGCAAGACCAGTTTTTTATGTACAAGCATAATGACCATTGGGTTTGTCACGATAGATATTGTTTTGTTAAACCTGTGCCTGTAGAAGAATCATTTATAATGAAGCTAGGAAAAGAAGAACCATTAATTGGTATTATGAAATATGCAAACAAATATTTATCTTCTCAAGGTGTAAATCCTGGAGATAGGATATCTTTTAAACCTGAGAGTGAATATGAGTTTACAGTTGATGATGAAAAATTATATAGAATGTATGACCATCAAATAACAATGAAGTTATGAACTCAGAAGAATTAAAAAAAGAAATTATACACGCAGGTCGTAGAGCTGTAGAGCAATTAATTAAAGTTGCAAAAGAAGACATTATTAAACCTGACCCTGATGATGAGTTGGCGGCAGATAGATTAAAAAACGCAGCAGCAACTAAGAAACTTGCTATATTTGATGCGTTTGAGATATTAAATAAAATAGATGTTGAGGAGGAAGTAATTAACTCTGGAGGACAAGTGGATAAAACAAATACAAAACAAGGGTTTGCAGAACGAAGGTCAAAATAAATTATATCACGTAATTAAAGATTACATTCCAAGGTCTGTTCTAACAAAAAAGAATAGAGCGAAGACGTGGTTGTATGGGTATAGTGAAAAGTATGATGTTGTTGTTATATCAAAAAATGGAACAATAGGTCAGATAATAAATATAAACGGTCTGGCTATAGCACTCCCTCAAGAACCAAAGGAGTTGTTTAAACGTTCTAATAAAAAAGAAGAGCAGTACTGGGAAAGGCAAGAGCTGCCTAGAGATTTATCAAGAATCAATTCTATATTTCAGTGGAACGACAGGCCTTCATTATTTAAAAACAAATGGGTTGATTATATAGAGTCTGAGTTTGATAGAAGAGAGTTGGGATTTTGGTTTTATAACAATGGGAAGGCAACATATATGACAGGCTCTCATTATATGTATCTGCAGTGGACAAGTATTGATGTAGGTTATCCAGATTTTAGGGAAGCTAATAGAATATTCTTTTTATACTGGGAGGCTTGTAAGGCAGACAAGAGGTGTTTTGGAATGGACTATCTTAAAATAAGACGTTCAGGGTTTTCTTTTATGGGGTCATCAGAATGTGTAAACACAGGAACGCTAGCTAGAGATTCAAGAGTTGGTATACTTTCTAAGACTGGTTCGGATGCTAAAAAAATGTTTACCGACAAAGTTGTTCCTATTGCTAACAGACTCCCTTTCTTTTTTAAACCTATACAAGATGGTATGGATAAACCTAAAACAGAGTTAGCCTTCAGAGTTCCAGCCTCTAAGATTACAAAAAAAAATATGCATGAGGTAATGGATGAAGAATTAACAGGTCTTGACACTACAATTGACTGGAAGAATACAGACGACAACTCTTATGATGGTGAAAAACTTTTACTTTTAGTACACGATGAATCAGGTAAGTGGCTTAAACCAAACAATATTCAGAACAACTGGCGTGTAACAAAAACTTGTTTAAGATTGGGTAGTAAGATAATCGGTAAGTGTATGATGGGGTCTACTTCAAATGCTCTAAGTAAAGGTGGTGAGAATTTTAAAAAATTATTTGAGGATTCAGATTTGAAGACTCGTAATGCAAATGGTCAAACTAAATCTGGACTGTATTCGCTTTTTATTCCAATGGAATGGAACATGGAAGGATTTATAGATAGGTTTGGTATGCCAGTGTTTAGAGCTCCAGATAAAAAAATAAAAGGTGTGGATGGTGAATGGATTACAAATGGAGCAATTGATTACTGGGAAGCAGAAGTAGATTCGTTAAGGAAAGATGCTGATGCTTTGAATGAATTTTACAGACAGTTTCCCAGAACAGAATCACACGCATTTAGAGATGAAAGTAAATCTTCTTTATTTAACCTTACTAAAATTTACCAGCAGATAGATTACAATGATTCACTTATTATGGAGCATCATGTAACTAGAGGTAGATTCTATTGGAAGGATGGTGTAAAAGATTCAGAGGTTATATGGACTCCTGACTCTAGGGGTAGATTTAAAGTTTCTTGGACACCTAAGAAAGGTCTTAATAATAGAAAAATTCAAAAGCATGGAATATTTTTTCCAGCCAATGAACATATAGGAGCGTTTGGTTGTGACTCTTATGATATATCTGGAACAGTTGGAGGTGGAGGTTCTAATGGAGCATTGCATGGTTTAACTAAATATAATATGGATGAAGCTCCAAGTAATGAGTTTTTCTTAGAATATGTAGCAAGGCCACAAACAGCAGAAATATTTTTTGAAGAAGTATTGATGGCTTGTGTGTTTTATGGTATGCCAATTCTTGTAGAGAATAATAAACCAAGGCTGTTGTATCATTTTAAAAACAGAGGTTATAGAGGGTTTAGTATGAATAGACCTGATAAGCATTACAATAAACTTTCAAAAACAGAAAAAGAACTTGGAGGCATACCAAATACTTCGGAGGATGTAAAACAATCACACGCTGCTGCCATAGAGTCTTATATAGAAAAGCATGTAGGTATAGATTTAGAAGGAGTTCATCGTGCTGGAGATGAGATGGGTAATGTTTATTTTACTAGAACTCTAGAAGACTGGGCTAGGTTTGATATTAGTGCAAGAACAAAGTTTGATGCAAGTATAAGTTCAGGGTTAGCTATTATGGCAAATCAAAAAAATGTGTACTTGCCCCAGAAAAAAGAATCAAAAATAAGTCTTAACTTTGCAACATATAATAATAAAGGAACATTAAGTGAATTAATTAGATGAAAGAGGTAAACATAAACATTTCATCTGTAGGATTCCCTAGTCAATTCGTATCTGATGCTGAGAAAGCAACTGATGAGTTTGGATTACAAATAGGACAGGCTATTCAATATGAATGGTTTCGTAAAGATTCTAACGGATGTAGATACTATAGTCAGTGGAGGGACTTTAACAGATTACGCCTATATGCAAGAGGTGAACAATCCATAGCAAAGTATAAAAATGAGTTAGCCGTTGACGGTGATTTATCTTATTTAAATTTAGACTGGACTCCAGTTCCTATTATTCCAAAGTTTGTAGACATCGTTGTAAACGGAATGTCTGATAGATTGTTTAAAGTAAAAGCCTACGCACAAGATGCATTATCTCAATCTAAAAGAAATAAGTATCAAGAAATGATTGAAGGTCAAATGGCTGCTAAAGATGTTTTATCAGTTATTCAGGAGGGGACAGGTTTTGACCCTTTTATAATGAACCCTGATGAATTACCAGCGAGCGACGAAGAGTTATCGCTTTATATGAATTTAAATTACAAACCAGCCATAGAGATTGCTGAAGAAGAGGCGATTGATACAATGTTTGCTGAAAATCATTACAATGATATACGTAAGCGATTAGATTACGATATGATGGTGACGGGTATGGCTGTAGCAAAACACCAGTTTCTTCCTGGTTCAGGTGTAGAGGTTTCTTATGTAGACCCTGCTAATGTAGTTTATAGTTATACAGAAGACCCTCATTTTAAAGATTGTTTTTATTGGGGTGAAATTAAAACAGTGCCAATTGCAGAGTTAATGAAAATTGACCCTACTCTTACAAATGATGATTTAGATACAATTTCTAAATACAGTCAGAGTTGGTATGATTACTTTAATACAGCACAGTTTTACGAAAACGATATATTCTATCGTGACACTTGTACGTTGATGTACTTTAATTATAAAACCACTAAGAAGATGGTTTATAAGAAAAAAGTAAAAGATAACGGAAATATTAGTATGATAGAAAAGGATGATGGATTTAATCCACCAGACGAAATGATGGAGGAAAATAATTTTGAAAAAATAGAAAAGACAATTGATGTTTGGTATGATGGTGTGATGGTGATGGGGACAAATATAATTTTAAAATGGGAGCTTGCTAAGAACATGGTAAGGCCTAAATCAGCTTCTCAACACGCTATTCCAAATTATGTGGCAGTTGCGCCGAGAATGTATAAAGGTGTGATTGAATCACTAGTAAGAAGAATGATTCCGTATGCTGATTTAATTCAGATGACTCATTTAAAATTACAACAAGTAATAGCTAGGACAGTTCCAGATGGTGTGTATATAGATGCAGATGGTTTAAACGAGGTAGACTTAGGGACGGGAGCAGCTTATAGTCCAGAAGACGCATTAAGACTTTATTTCCAAACAGGTTCTGTTATTGGTAGGAGTTACACTCAAGAAGGAGATTACAATCAAGGTAAAGTTCCAATACAACAACTTACAAGCAATTCAGGCGCTTCTAAAGCACAAATGCTTATTGGTAACCTAAATCATTATTTAGATATGATACGAGCTGTAACAGGCTTAAACGAAGCGAGAGACGGTACAATTGCTAACTCCGATGCTTTAGTGGGTGTTCAAAAGTTAGCAGCATTAAGTTCTAATACCGCT